GTGGTTAATTGACCTGCCACAGTTGAGTTTACCTCTGGAGCAAGGGCTGGCTCTGCACCTGTGAAGGTAAGAGTATAACCGCTTCTGTCTCCGTCAGCCGTACCTGTACCTGCGCTACCGCCTGTAAGGTCTAAGCCTCTTTGTTTGCCTAAATACCAGTATTTGCCATTGTTATCTTTAACAACTGCAACTAATGTGTTTTGTGCTAATAACAAGATTTCATTTCTTGTGTTCGCTTGTAATTTGTTTAATACGATAGTTAATTCTGGAGCATAAAAGATAGTACCATTTTGTACGTTTGCATTAACATTCTCAACTAATTGAGAAGTGCCTTTTACAAGTTCGTACTTAAAGAACTTCTTGCCAGATGCTTTTACTAAAGCGGTAATAACACCACTTGCTTCTGTTGTAGAAGTTACATCTGCTTCTGCCATAAAATAAACTTCGGTTATACCACCTAAACTGTCTTTGCAGTCAAGAGTATAATTTTGAGTTAAAGCGCAAGGCATATTGTTTGAATTAATTAGTTTGAAAAAATGGGTAGGTGTATTTCAACCTACCCGATAAATTATGCAAGAATGAAAGCAGCGATTTCGTCTAAAAATGCGACGTTCACGCCCATTTTAAATTGAGATACGAAACGAACTTGGTCAGCTTCTTTAGCGTAGAAAATTTCAAACTTCTCTTCTTCGTTCAATAAGTCAGTACCTAAGAACATATTGCTTAAACGCATAGCGTAAACTTTGTTAGTTCCGTTAAGACCTGCAACTGCTACAACTTTGATTGTAGTACCTGGTAATACAAATTCGCTATCAGCTTTCACATCAATTTGGTAATTGAAGCTACCGCTATTCTTAAGAGCAATAGTGTAAGTACGGAATAAATCTTGACCACAGAAGATAGTCATATCGTCAGCAGCTACAACTTTAGCAGGAATTGCTCTGTAAACACCATCAAAGATAGAGATTACGTTTGCAGAAGTAATAGAAGATAAAGGCGCACCTGAAATAAAAGTAGAAGCGTTTGCAGCTACAACACCACCGGTAGTTCCGATTAACTTGATAAGCCCGTCAAAGCGGTTAAGGTTTACGTTGCTAGAAGCAGTATCGCCATTCCATAACGCAACTTCTAATTGAGCAGCGATTGTCTTAGCTTTCTTTTCGCTATACTCTTGCTCAAAAGGAATAGAGTCATAATAAGAACCAGTAGGTAAAGCTTTTTGTAAATACTTTGCTTCAAGGTCTTTAGGACATAAAGCTTCATTCACTTTAATTTTACCAGGAGTTACAGTACGTTGAGTAAAGGTAGTAGAACCAGAAGCATTGAAGCCACAAGCAGCACCATCTTGGAAGATAGCGTCTGTTTCCATCAGATTTATCTTCTCTGAACTCTTAACGCCAACCATAATATTTCCAGCGCTCTTAATAAGAGACGCAGTTTTTGCACCCAATACAGATGAAGTTACAAGTAGAGCTTCGTTTTCTTTTGTATAGTTTGCTAATGCAGATACATCAAATCCCATTTTATTTTATTTTTATTTGTTTAATAAAGCGTTTCTAAATTTCTCAATTCTATCGTACTTCATTGAGTGTGTAGTTACGTTAGAACCGAATGTTTGTTTCGGTTGCGCAATAGGTTCAGCGTTAGGTGTCTTAGTAAGTGCTTCTATTAACTCAGCTACTTGACTAAAGCCATTCTTAACTTTTGCCTCTAATTGCGCTACTTGTGTTTTAAGACCTTCGTTTTCAGCTACTAATTTTGCGATTTCGTCAGCCATTTTTTCGTCAATCTTGTTGCCTAATTCAGCAGGTACTTCTTCAGCTTCTTTTGCTTCAGCTTCAGGAGTTTCGATTGATAAGATTTTTGCAGCTTCGTCTAATACGATTTTAGTGCCGTCTGCTAATTGGTGTTCTCCCATTGGTGCAGGACTTCCGTCTTCCAATGTAACTTGACCACCGATAGCAAGTTCGCTAATCATAACCTTAGTTCCGTCTATAAGGCTATATTCTGCGAATGTAACAGGTACTTCTTCGATAGGTGCAGGAGCAGGTGCAGGAGCATCTACCATTGGCATATCTTCGAATAAAGCCCTAATTTGCATAATTGCATCTTTTGCGTTCATCATTCTTTTTGTTTAAATATTAATAAAAGATTTTGTTTATCATTTAACCCGTTGCAATATTTTCTTGATTGCATTCATAAGTTCTTGTTCTTTGCTTGGCTTTGTCTTGTAGGTAAATAACCCTTCTACACTAAAGCCTTTAAATTTACCCTCTTTAACATCGTTCCAAACGCCTTCGTTGTCTACTTTGAATGAGCCAAACCAAGACCCGTCAGGTGCATCTTCAAAACCTTTCATAGGTAAGATACCACGGCTTTCATCGGTAATAAAGCTTTCAAACATAGTAACGCCTTCTACTTGTTGGTCAGGGGAGTGCATTAAGTTTACGTTTGACTGGTAGCCTTTTTTGAAAAACTTTTGAGCAATCTTAAAAATAGTATCTTTAGAGAACACCACATAGTAATCCCCGTAAGTAGCATCGCTGCGAAAAATAGGTACGTCAGCAAGCATAAGAGGTCCAGAAATAATACGCTTATCTTCGCTAACCACTTCAAAGCGTTGTTGGTTTTTAAAGGCATTCCAATTCTTTTGTATAGCAGGTCTGTCTACGAGTGCCACATAATCCACCTCGGCATCGTCATTCATATCCTCGCTAATGTCTAATAAATAAATAGGTAAGTCCATATTCGTAAATATTAAGTGTTTTAAATTGTTATCATTTAACCGAACCTTGCTCTTTGCTTGATAGCTGCAATACGTTGCTGATTGTTTGTAACATCGCTTTCTACAACGTAGCTTCTCACGGCTTGGTTACCAAGTGCATTAATAGATTGGCTATCTAATGTAGTTGTTTGTGCTTGTGGTTGTGGTGGTGCAACGGGTGCAGAAGCATTTAAGCTTGGAGTACTTCCGCTACTTCCACCAGGAACTCCTGGCAATGGCGTACTAATAATCTTCTTTACGCTTAGTAAACCTTGTGCGATTGTACTACCTGCCGCCACAAAGTTAAAAGGGAATGGAACATCTTTTAAGGCTCTTGTCGCACCCGTGTAAGTATTCATTACGGCTTGTGCAATACTAAGTGCCTTACCTGCTGCCGATTCTTTACCTACTATCTCAATGGCAGTGTTAATACCCGTGTTAAGTATTGCTAACTTTTGGTCTTGTACTGCCCTTTCTATTGCAATTCTACCCGTTGCGGTTTGCTTATCAAAGGCTTCTAATTCGGCAGCCGTTGCCTTCCTTGCCACCATTTCTTTTCTTTCTAATTCCCTTCTTCTATCGTATAGGTCGAATTGGTCTTGGAATGTAGCCTCTCCTAAAGCCTTATTTAAATCATAATCGGCTTGTGCTAATGCAATAGTGTCTGCTCTAAACTTAGATTCTTTATCTAATTTAGCTTGTAAAATAGCAGCATCTAAGGTAACAATTTGGTTGTCTATTTCTGCTTTCTTCTCTGCATAAGCTATCTCTGCATCTACTCTTGCTTGTGTTCCTTTATTAGTGTTGTTAATGTTATCTTGTAACCTTTTTAATTCTAATGCAGCTTCTTCTTCGGCTATTTGCTTTTTAGTAGTTTGCTTTAATACTTCGTCTTTGATTAAGTCGGCATTAACTTTCCTTTGGTCAAGTGCTATCTTGTTTGCACTTGCTGCAACTGCTTTGTCTAATTCAAGCTTCTCTTTAGCCAATGCAACCGAGTTAGCTAATTGCTCCGACCTTAAACCTGCAACAGTTGCTTCTACCGCAGCTACTTCGTTTTGTGCTTCAATCAATGCGGCTTGTAATTCTACACTTGATTTGTTTTGTGCAAGTTCGGCAGCAGCCGCAGCTACTCTTGTTTGAGCAAGTTTCTTTTGTGCTTTCTCTTGTTCGTCTAAAACTTTAGCTAATTGATTATTGGCTGCAATCCTTTCGTCTACGCTTTTAAATTCGTCATCTCTAATTTGTCTTAACTGCTCGGCTTGTCTATCGTACTTTTCTACAAGACCTGCTAATTGTGCAGCAGCAATTTTTGCACTATTTTGTAAAGCAATAGTCGCCTTTGCTTGTTCGTATACCGCAGCTACGTTAATCTTAGATGCCTTTTCTACTACACCGCTTACAACCGCACCTACCGACTTTGCCGCTTCTCCAAAGTTGTTGTAAATATCCTTACCTGCTTCTACCGCATTCTTCCCTGTATCTTTTAAACTATCCTTAGTTTTATTAATGTTCTCGGTAAGTTCCTTAATAACCTTTTGGTCTTTGTCTCCTAATGGCGACTTCTCCCAAGCAAGTTGTATCTCATTAATAACTAATTTAAGTCCGTCAAATGCTAACTTTAAAGGAGTAACGGCAAGAGTAAATACTCCACTTAATACTTTACCAAGCGCAGCAAAGCCATTTGTGTTCTTACCTACTTCCGAGGTTACATCAATAAAGATGTCTATAAGTGTAGATATAATTGTAGAAATAGTATTGAATACCGCAGCTACACTATCGGCTACTTTTTGGTTCTTACTAAGTGTTTCTTTAAAGAAATTAAAAGCACCTGCAATAACACTAACTACACCTAACGACTTAATGGTATTACCTAAAGTCGAAAACGCACCTTGTCCTTGTTTAGCCGACTTGGTAGCCTCTTCGGTTTTGTCAGTAAGTTTATTTATATTCTTTTCCCCGTCTTTAGTATTAACGTTTATTTCGAGGTTAAATTTTTGAGTTTCTGCCATTAGTATTCTGTTTCTATTACTTTAAGGAATGATAGTTTAGTAGTATTGTATTCCATTGGGTTAAAGTTTTCGACCTTGTTAAGCCTAAACAGTACCCCGTCTATCCAGATGTACTTACTAAAATCTAAATTAAAAATGTCTACAATATCCAATAAACCAAAGCACGTTAATAGCTTACTATCTTTGCTTGTTATCTCGGCAAGGTATGGACTATGGTAAGCGTTAAATATATTTGTTGTAGGGTATCTATTAGGACTAAATTGCAGTTCTTTAGGTGCGCCAAAGTTAATATCGTTAGTAGGGTTAATAGGGTCGTCTAAGTGTCCTGCATAACCATAGCTTGTGTAAGATGCTAAAGTAGTAGAACCATTCATTATTGCCCAACTACCTACACCCGTTATCTTCTTTGTTTGCATTATTCGTATAATGCTATCCATTCTATCTTCTGCGTTATTACTATTTGACTTTTTATAGATAGCAGGAAATACTTTGTCTTGTCCTGTTTGTTGAAACAATACAGACGATGCAAATATAACTTCTAAGGTATCGGTTTCTTTTACGAAATCAAACTCGGTATCGTATATAAAATCGCCATAACCTTCGGTGTACTTTTTACGATAGTTTTCGTTATAGAAGTCATTGTCTGATGTGAACTTGTAGTTATAGTAACGTGCGTTAATCTCACTCATTGGCTTTATGCTCAATGGCTTTGACCTATCTATTTTGTTAGTCCAATCTTCTGCATTAGCCGACACATTAGGATAGAAGTCCACAAACGGACTAATAACAAGTTCCTTGTCGTTAAACTTATTCTCATAAACGTAAAGGTTAAACATTTTGACAATGCTTAAAAAGAAATCTCTTTGGAATATACCTTTAGGGATTGTATCGTTTACTGTTATTGTTTCGCCTAAGTTAATTTGTACTTGCGTAGGTGTACTTGTAGTAAGTTTAACCTCGCCCATAATTACGCCTATAATAATTCCGTTACCTAATACCTCTACCTGCATTGTGTCGTTAGTAGCAAAATTGACACCGCTAATTGTAAAGTTACAATCCATAAAGTCGTTAATACTTGCATCAAAGTCCTGTCTGCCTATTTCATTACCATTCTTTTTTAGTATTACTGAATAGCTTGGTAAACTTGGATTGAAAAAAGTAACATCTCCACGAAGCGTTAATTCTAAATTCGTTGTTATTGTAGGAGTACCCGTATAAGTAAATAACTGCCCTAATGTATCAAGTGTAAAGCTACCTGCCGTTACCATTGTAAACTCGGCATAAGGACTTAGGTTAGTATTAATAGTTATTACTTTAGCGGCTGCGTTTAAACTCGTATTATTTAAAGCCGTAATAGTTGTTTGGTTATGTGGTATTATTAGCCTATTAAATAAAGCACTATTAAAGAACGGGCAAGTAAAGGTATAATCTGTACCTGCAAATATCTTTTGAATATACTCTTTAACATATAAAGCAGGTCGAAACGTTGTATATTGGAAGTCCTTTTTAAGTGTTCCGTATGTACCAGTACTAACGTTTCCGTAATCTATAAGTGGATAGTAATAACCCGAACCACCTGCGTTATCCCAACTCGAACTAATATTGGCTACGCTATAAGTATGGTTGTAAGCACTAAAATCTAAATCTTCTAAACGCTTATTGCCTAACTGGTTAATAAACCCACCAAGTTCTCCAAACACACTACATTGATACTCGATAGTTTCTTTGTCTATAACTATTTCCAATATTCGTAAAGTGCCTTTGAATATTTGCACCTTATCAATAAAGATTTTGCAGTTAGCTTGTTTAGTTACGTTGTAGTTATACCCTACGTTTGGCAAGGTATTGTCCGTAAAGTTAGCGTTGTTAAGTTCGAAGATGTAACCAAACACCAAGTTGTTAGTTGCCGTTCCTGGTATGCTTATTGTTTTGCTAAAGGAAGTATTGCGACTACCGAACTCGCTTACGTCATCAATGGCATAAGTAAACTCTGTAGATATATCTTGCAATAAATCAATCTTCCTTTCTTCTATGTATATCTCTGTGCTAATCATTATCTAAATTGGCTTGTTAAGTATTTGCCCACTTCTACTTCAATCTCAAAGTTAAATAGTTTATCTGCACTTTCTAACTTATACTCGTAGTTAGTTGTGGTTATTGTAACAGGGAAATAAGCACCAAGTACTTCCATATATACAATAGGAGACGATACAAGTTGAGCCAACCAAGAATAATCTTGTTCGCTAACCCAATCAGAAGTAAGCTTATATCTATCCTTATGCTGAATAGCATAGTTGAAAGTCGTTTCGTTATACCTGTTATATCCATCTATGTTTGTCATTTGTCCACCTACAAGCTGCCAATCGCTTCGCCTATATGATGCTCTTTGATATTCGCTTGACCTTTTATTTACAAGGGCAAACTTCTTTGTATCCCAACCGCCTAATCTATTTAGGAACTCTAAGTTAAATTGTTGGTATTTAGGATAGCACTTATGTCTTAATTTAATTACCCTTGTTTGTGCGCCACCTCTTTTTAAATAGAAGTTATAGCCGTATGTATTCTCTGTAATTATAGTTCCAGATGCCCAATCGTTTATGTGTCCTGCTTGTAGGTTAAACATATTGAATTGACCGCTTAAGGTTATGTTACCGCTAACTGTATTAGTAACCACATCGCCTTGCCCTAATACTTCTACCCAAGCCGAATAACCACCCGTTGCTATGCGTAGGAACGTAATGTAAAAGTTATCTCCGTATTCAAGCGTTATATCGTCTGTGTCCCTTTCTGTTAAGAAATCATCTGTAAAGTTTTCTAATAGTAAATTATCATAATAGTCCGATAATACCAAAGGTGTCTTGTTCTTTGTTAGAAACACATCGGCAAACAATGGCGGCACAAAGTTGTAAGCTGAATAGCTGCCAGATGCTAAGTTGGTAGTTGTAACACCGCTAACTTCCTCGCCTATCCTTACTTGGTAATCTACTTTAATCTTATCATTTGATGCTACAAGTATTGAGTTGCCTGAAGGCTCAAAGTAGTTAGTAACAAAACTTCTTACCATTGGAGATGCGTTAAACACCCCATAGCTACCCTCGGCACTTGGCGCAGGGAATACTTTAGACCTAATAACCTGGCTGCCGTTTATGAATACATCATAAACAAATTTAAAGTTTGTAGTTCCACTATTGGTAGAACTTGACACGAACCAAAGGTTATCGTGCATTGATGAATATGGTGCAGGGCTACTTGTTATTGTAATTGCCATTATTTGTTATCTTTTATTTCTTTTGATATTTTAGCAGATGCCTTAACTGCAAAGTCGCCTAATAAAGCATAGGCTACATCTTGCGTAAATTTATTATTGAATACCTGTGCAATAGCATTGTCAAAGTATTTGGTTTGCTCAATACCCTTCTTTTTAATAGAAGAAGATATTGCATAGGCTAACCTTTTCTTATTGGTAGCATCGCTTACTACCTTTTTTAATGATTGTCTTTTGGTTTCTGTTTTGTCTATTTCCCCTTTTTTGTTAGTAGCTACGCTATCAGTCCTAACGCTTTTCCTTGCCTTGTTAAGCCAAGTAAATATATTAGCAGCCATTTTCCTATTAGGGTAAGGGCTTTTAAAAGCATAAGGTGTATTGCTTGGGCTTCCGCTATCATAACCCTTAACCCCTTGATTGATATAATCAAAGTACTCCATTTGTTTGCTTCCTAAAGGGTAGCCTAAATTCAAAGTGTATTGATTGCCAAACTTTGTGATAACGGGTTGCGAAGGCTCGGCTAATAAACCAGAACTTATAGAGCCTGACTTTTCGAGGTTCTCTTGGATAGCATCGTTAAAGGCTATGCCATATTCGTAAAGTACCTTCTCAAGCAATGGCAGTTCGTCTTTATTAACAACGTTATAGTCGCCACCTTTAATCTTATTAAAGAAGCCTTCTCTTAAAGCCTGTAATTGATTTCTACTAATACTCACGCTAATAAATATAAGGAAGGTCTAAAAATAACTAACCCCACCAAAATTGGCAGGGCGTGTCTGGGGGTATTGGGGGTCTTATTTTATCTTTCTAATGGCTTCGGCATCAAAGTCCGACTTGGCTTTTAAGTACGATAAGCTATTTAAGTAATGTATTATTTTAAGTTCGTAAGCATCTTGCAAAGGTATGGCTTCGTACTCCGATACTATTTTGGTACAGTATTGCCACCCAAAATACTCCATAAAATTGCTGCCACCTTTTGTGCCTTGTCCTGTTCCATATTCTCCTTTATTAGGCTCTTCTCCAAAAAGTCCTGGGTAATTGGAATCCAATCGTTGAATACTTGATAAAAAAAAACAACCGAATAATAAACCTCTTTGAAATTGGCAAACAAAAAGTCATTTGCGTACTCTTGGTGCTTGTCCGAATCGTAAGGAAGGTCTATATATTTAAGCCATTTTCTTTGTTGTGGGATAGTAATAGATGCCGCTATCTTGTGTAGGTTAGGTATAAGTTCCTTACAAAAGTATTTGCTTTCAATGTAGCGTGAAGCGTTAATGTCCTTTGCATCTTGTATAAACCTATACGTTCTGCCATTGGCTCTTACTCTATTTACGGGTGTACCTTCGTAGTTGTCTTTAAGGAATATTATCTCCGACCTATATTTATTTAGCTTCTCTTTAGGTAGGTTAATAACTTGATTGTCCGTAAGGTTATTAACTATGCCTACTAACTTGCATTCTAATTCAAACTCCGTTAAGTGTTCTGGTGGGTTTGTAATGATAGGGTGCATTTGTTGGTATTGCCATACCGAAATTTTATTCCAACTCATTTGTTTTCTTTTTTGTCTTGTTCAAGTATCTTATTACTTTGGTCTATTAATCTCACCCATACTATTGAAATAAGGGTTGCTGAGATTAAAGACATTGTTATTGCTACTATCATTTTGTTTGGTTATACATATCACGAATTTCTAAAATAGCAAATACTACTATCACTATTGCGACTGGTAATAAAATCATTTCTTTAGTTTTAAAGTTATCTCATAAGCAAGATGCCCACCTATGTAGCATAACGCTGCCAAAGGTAAGCAAATTGCAAAGAAGTACAATATTTTAATTATTTTAATGATACAGCTACACTTGTTGTGCTACTCTTAGCAGGTGGGTAAACTCTTGTAACTTCGCCAGTAACTCCGTTTATAATGTCAAGTCCTTGATGTGGTACTTTTTTTAGGAACTCTTCCATATCCTTTTTTGCTTTAGCTGCGCTATTGTACTCGGTCATTATCTCGTCATAAGCCGGGCTTTCGCATTTAGTATAATCGTACTTAACTCCGACCTCACGAATGTTAAATTTAGCACTCATATACTCGAAGTCCTTGCCATTAAGTACGGCTGCTTGTAATACTGCATCTTTATAGTCCTTATTTGCCTTTAGGGTTTCAAGCATATCCTCTAAGGCTTTAAC